AGGCGTACACAGTTGCAACGGACATGAGTACCCAACAAGCCCTTGACCGCCGTATCCAACAAAATGCAACATTCCCTGGATAAATCGTTATATAGAATATGAAAACATCATTTGAAAAATTCATGGCATCAAGTGCCGTTAACCCAATTGAGTTGGGTGAACATAAAGTTGAATTGGCATTAATTGACGATATTAGAAATTCAATCAAAACTGCATTTGCATTATATGATGTTCAAAGCCCATTGATTTCAGCACAAATGCAAGTGAAAAAAGCCAAGAATGAATACACAGTTGCATTGGCAAAAGCAGAAGATGGTTTGAAAAAAGCCAAAGAACTTGGAAGCGAAATGATGATGCAACCATTTCAAAAATCTATCGTTGAAATCAAAGGTGGTATTTCATTGTGCGATAAGTTGATTTTGGCTATTGACAAAGCGATTAGTGCCGTTTAATCATGAGAATCGTTGAACTTATATTGGATGAACAACAAATGGCAAGTGGCATTGATGCGATAAGCATCGTGGAAGCCCCCGCCATTGAATCCAATTTTGTTGCGTTAAAATCCCATGAAGTAAAGTTTGCCAAGGTAGATGCAGAAAAACGCATCTTAATGGGTCCAATCCTTATTCCAGACAAACCCATATACCGCAAACAAGTGGTGGATGGTGAAATGGATGAATTTTACATTTACTTTTCCAAACAAACAGTTGCCAAGGCATCACAAATGTTCTTAATGAAGGGCAACCAAAACAACGCAACCATTGAACACCAATTGGCAGTTAAGGGTGTGTGTATGGTTGAATCTTGGTTGAAAGAGGACATGGAAAAGGACAAATCTGCAATCTATGGTATGAACGACCCAATCGGAACTTGGATGGGTTGTTTGAAAGTTACCAATGACGATGTGTGGAACGATGTCAAGGATGGCAAATTCAAAGGGTTCAGTATCGAAGGTTACTTTGCCGACAAAATGAAAATGAGCAAAACCCCAAGCGTATTGGAAGAAGTAAAGGAATTGCTCAATGAGTACAAAAAATCTAACACTAACAAATAATAAAGTTTTATGAGTATGAACGCAGAAACAATTTTGGATCGCATTATGGTAAAACTCGGCATGGCCGAAGAACCAAAGGCGGTTGAATTGGCACAAGTAAAAACCGAAGATGGCCAAGCCATTTTTGAAGCCGATACCTTCGCAGTTGGTGAAGCGGTTTTTATTGTAACCGAGGATGGAAAAATCGCCGCACCCGCTGGTGAATTCGCATTGGAAGATGGTAACATCATCGAAGTTGATGAAAACGGAACAATCGTTGAAATCGCTAAGAAAGAAGCCGAAGTAACCGAGGAAGAAATCACCGAAGAAGTGGTTGCCGAGGATATGCCAATGAAGGAAGAAATCAAAGAGGAAATGATGAAGCCAAAACGCACAGTAAAAAGCAAAACCGAAATGGAAGAATCTTATTTCAGTAAGCAAATCAGCGAATTGGAAGCCAAATTTGAAGCCCGTTTGTCAGCATTGGAAGCCGAAAAGGTTGCATTGTCAGCACAAAACGAAGAACTATTGGAAAAATTGGCCACCGAACCCGCCCCACACACACCATTCAATCCCGAAGCCAACACCAAAGAATCTAATTTGATTTTCAAATTGGGTGCAAAGCGTGAAGAAACTTTGAAGGATCGTGTATTTAATCAACTATTCAACTAACCACAAAAAATGAAAAATAATCTTATCAAAACCCATTTGAGTGGCCCAACAGTATCGCCAAACACCTACGCGGGTTTATTTGGTAACAAATACATTGCGGCTGCTCTGTTGTCAGGCGAAACCTTGGCAAAAGAACTTATCACATTGCACCCCAATGTGGCTTTCAAAGAAGTTATCCGTAACTACCAAGATTCAATCAGCATCGCCGATGCAACTTGTGATTTCACAGATTCAAGTTCAGTAACATTGGGCGAATATGTGTTGACCACCATCGAAAAGCAAGTGAACTTGCAGTTGTGTAAAAACCAATTGCGTACAACTTGGGAATCAGCACAAGCGGGTTTCAGCGCATTTGAGAAACTTCCCGCAACTTTTGAAGAATTCATGTTGGCTCAAACCGCTGCCGAGGTAGCACAAGCAAACGAATTGGGTATTTGGAAATCTAACCTTTGGTATGATTCCGCCATCGTTGCTGGTCAAGATGGTATGGTAGGTTACTTGATTGATAACTCTGCAATTGTACGCCCATTCTCTGGTGCAACAAGTGGATCGAATGTTGTTGCTCGTTTGCAAGAGGCATTGGATTACTCACCCGCTGCATTGTATGGCAAAGAAGGTTACCAATACTATGTTGGCCCCGCCACAATGAAAGCATACCAAGCCGCGTTGTCTGCTGGTAACTACAACTTCCAATTCTATGTTGGTGAAAAGCCAATGAACTTCCAAGGTATCCCCGTTACAATGTGTCCTGGTCTTAACGACTACGATTGCGTATTGGGTATGAAGAGCGATTTGCACTTTGGAACTGGTTTGTTGAGCGACTACAACGAAGTGAAGGTTATCGACATGAGCGATATCGATGGTTCACAGAATGTGCGTGTAATCATGCGTTTCACTGGTGGTATCATCGCTACCAACCCAACTCAACAAGTTGTAATTAATGTAACCTAATAATATAGGAACAATATAAACACGGGGTGGGCGTAAACACCCGCCCCTTTTTTTTAACAACAAAATAGAAAAAATATGCCAACTTGTGGAACATTAGCCAATAGATACGAACCATGTAAGCAGTTTGTCGGTGGTTTGAAGGGTGCTTTCTTTATCCCTTTTGAATTCGCCAACAGAGTGACTAAAAGCGGTACGGGATTGGTAACATTGATTGATAACGGAACAACCACAACCCCAATTACTGCAAATTTTTGGGAATTGAAAGGTTTGTCAACCATCGAAACAACTGTAATCGCTTCACGCGATAACGGAACAACTGCCTACGAAACTTTGTTTACTTTGTCATTCAAACCAAGCGGTAAAACTCCCGTAACGGGCGATGCCGATATGGACACTTTGAAAACTTTGGCACAAGGTAGATGGCAAATCATCGTGTGGGATAGAAACGACCAATTTTGGTTGATTGGTGAAACCTTGGGTTGTGATGCCAATGGCGGAACATCTTCATGGGGTGTACAAATGGGTGATGCCCGTTTGAATACTTTGACTTTGATGTCAAGTGAACCAAACCCACCTGCCCCCGTTGATGCCGATAATTACGCAGAATTGACACCTGCGATTATCACTGTTGCGGCTTAATTTAGATTGGATTTATAGTTATGGAAGCCCTCACCGATTGGTGGGGGTTTTTCATTTGTAACAAAAACGATTAATGGCGTTTTGTAGGTATGCACATCAACGGAACATCCACCAACATAACATTCACACCATTCGTGGATTTTGAGGGTGTAGCGACTGCAAAAATTGAGGTGTGGCACAAACCCACCAAAACAATGGTACAAGTTACCACGGCGTGTGTAAAGTCGTATTCATTCATCACCATGGCGTTGCCTACATTGACATCAATCAATGCGGTGGCAAAGAACACCGATGAATTGTTGTTTAGGGTTTACAACGGCAATGTGTTGATGTGGGAGGTATTGGGATATTGGATTACGGGAACAACAAACATTTACAACACTTGGAAGCAGTTTACAACAACCGCCCCAGGTACACCTAATTGGAAAACATTATGAGTTTAGAATTTATACAACTTCAATCATACACCGCACCATCCATCATTGAGCAAAAGAACAAAGATTGGGTGCAATACGGCGATGATAACAACTATTATCAGTATTTGATTGATTTGTACCATTCATCACCAACCAACAACGCGTGTATCAAAGGCACAGTTGACCAAATTTTCGGTAAGGGGTTGGAAGTAACAAAGGCATCACGGGATTTGGCTGGATACATTGAATTCAAAAAGATGTTTTCCAACGATTGCATCCGTGCCATTGCCATGGATTTGAAAATGTTGGGCCAAGCATCGTTCCAATTGGTGAAGTCAAAGGATCGCAAAAAGTATGTACAAGCCAAACACTTTCCACAACAAACCCTTCGCCCCGCAAAGTGCAACGAAAAGGGTGAAATTGAAAAGTATTATTATTGCCCCGATTGGGCGAATTTGAAGCGTGGCCATACGCCAATTGAGTTTAGGGCATTTGGTTACGACCAAAACGCAAACGAATGTATCCTTACAATCAAACCATATTCAACGGGTTCTTTTTACTTCGCACCCGTGGATTACCAAGGAGGTACGCAATATGCCAACTTGGAAGCGGAGATTTCCAATTTCCACATCAACAACATCATGAATGGTTTGGCACCTTCAATGTTGATAAACTTCAACAATGGGCAACCACCCGCAGAGGTAAAAGATACAGTTGAAGCCCAAATCAAACAAAAGTTTGGTGGTTCATCCAATGCAGGTCGGTTTATTATTTCATGGAACGATGGTCAAGATTCCAAAGCGGATATCACACCCGTTCAATTGAGTGATGCCCACAACCAATATCAATTTTTGAGTGGTGAAGCCATGCAAAAAATCATGGTATCGCACCGCGTTGTTTCACCAATGTTGTTAGGAATTAAAGACAATAGTGGATTCGGTAACAATGCCGAGGAAATGAAAACCGCATCAATCTTGTTTGATAATGTTGTGGTACGACCATTCCAACGATTGATTATTGATGCAGTAACCCAGGTATTGAACTTCAATGGGTACAATTTGAATCTTTATTTCAAAACCTTACAACCCCTTGAATTTACCGATTTGAGTGGTAACATCATTGATGATGAAACCCGTGAAGAAGAAACGGGCGTATCATTGTCATCCGAAAAAAAAAAGATTGAATTGGTAAAACCCAATGCGGGTGAATCCAAAGATGATTTTTTGGGGCGTTGCATTCCGATTGTAGTTCGTGAGGGCAAAGACACCGACCAAGCCACGGCCATTTGTTATTCGTATTTTGAAGGAAAGGATATGACCATCGAGGATGAAAATTCTTGGTTGGAACATTTGAAAGGCAAGGGCGAAACAATTAACACGGATGAGTGGGAACTCATTGATGTTCGTGAAGTTACGGATGCCGATGAAGAATTAAAATTTAACCTTGCTTATGAAAACCCCAATAAAAAAAGTGATGACGATAAAGGGGTGTACAAAATCCGATACCGTTATGGTCCTGATTTCGTATCCAACAAATCAAGGGAGTTTTGCTCTACAATGGTTCAAGAAGCCAAAAGCGGAGTGATATTCCGTAGGGAAGATATCATCCAAATGGGTGATGCGGGTGTGAACGGACAATTCGCCCCAAGCGGTCAAAGTTCCTATTCAATTTGGAAGTACAAAGGCGGTGTAAATTGCCACCACAGATGGGAACGATTGACATTTAGACGAAAACAAGTCAAAGGAAAGTTTTTGCCAAAACAACCTGGTGAAACGGGTGATAATAGAAATTTGGAAAACTACAACGAGGTTTCAAACAAATCAGCGGATAAGGCGGGGGTGCCATTTTCACCAAGCGGGTGGGATACTGCCAAAACAAGGCCGATTGATATGCCAAACAAAGGATCATTAAAGAACAAATAAGATGTACGCAAACGATGATATTCTATTAATCGACAAAGAGTTGATTTTTAAGTATACCCAATTGGGTGGTAATGTGGATGTGGATAAAATTTATCCATTCGTTAAAATCGCCCAAGATATTCAAGTTCAAGAATTGTTGGGAACAAAATTGTATCGCTACATTTTAACCCAGGTGGAAGCGGGTACATTGACGGGCAATTATCAAACCTTGGTTTCGCATTATGTACAACCGATGTTGATTCATTATGCCATGGCCGATTTGTTGTTGTTCCATGGTTATGAGGTAACCAATGCGGGTATATTGCGTAACTCACCCGAAAACACCACCTTACCAGATAAAAGCGAATTGGATTCATTGGTTCAACGCCAAAGAAACATCGCGGAAACTTATCGCCGTAGGGTTGTGGATTATTTGAGTTACTACCCACAATTGTTTTCACAGTATACCGAAAACCAAGAAGCGGGGGAATACCCAAACACCAACCCATCAAACTATGTTTCATGGAATTTGTAAAAAAGACATACAAGCCAAAGGATGAAAAGGTCAAGAAATTGACCAAATACTTCACGGAATTGAAAATCGTGAAACCCGCCAATTGTGATTTGTTTTCCAAAGGTGGTAAATTATTAACACTTTTATTCATTTTGACGGGATGTTCGGCGGAGTATCATTTGAAACAAGCCATCAAAAAGAACCCCGCAATGGCACAAATAAGTGTGTATGGCATTGATACGGTGTTTGTACGCGATTCCGTGACCATTACAGACACTTTCACCACAAAAACGATTGATACCCTCACAATTGAAAAAGATGGCGTTAAAACGATTGTATACCGCAATCACGATGTGATAAGAATTAAGACAGTTGTAAAGGCCGACACCATCCGATTCACCAAGACAATCACATTACCACCACAAATCCAATACAAAGAACGAATCAGTTTGCCCCAAATGGTGGGTGTTGGTTTGGCATTGATATTGGCATTGTTATTTTTGATACTTTTAATTACAAGAAAATGAGCAATTGGAACAACCCAAACAACCCGAACAACACCCAGAACGGGTGGAAAACACCATCACGGAGTTCACCACAAGGCGGTGGAACAAGGGCGTGTTTATGCAAAGACAAAAACACATATTCAAAAAAGTGTTGTGATGGCACATTGTGGGCGCAAGGCGTGGGCAATGTATCGCGTAACCCCTAACAATTAACCTTAAAATCGTTTTATCAATATGAGCATTTCAGGATCAGCATTCACCGCGGGTTACACGGGTTCAAAAGCCGTTGCCAATACATCAGCCAACACGGGAAGATTCCGTGGATTCTTTGTCAATTCAAATGCCGTTGTATCGGCTTGTTTGGACAAGGATGGCAATTCATTGATGACCACCATGGGATTGACGGGTGTAACATTATTACCAGGCCCATTCCATTGTGTGGCCGATGGTAATTACATTTCATCAATCACCTTGACATCGGGTTCAATCGTTCTTTACAACGAATAAATGTTTGTTGGATTAGCGATTGGGGTAACACCATTCACCCAAGCGGGTGGGGCGGTATTGGCGTTAGAATATACCAATAGGGTAACTGCGGATGGTGGTTATTACGAAGGTGTGGACTGCATGATTTTCAAATTGGATAATTTAGATTCACAAGAATGAGTACACTTTTAGAACAAGCGAGTTTGGTAATGATACCAAGCGGATACAAAGAGGATGTTGTATATTCTCAAATTCCCACAAGCGGTGCGGGCGATTTATCATTCACCCGTGCATCCAACGGAACGCGCATCAATAGCGCGGGATTGGTTGAGGTTGTGCCGTGGAATTTGCAAACATATTCGGAGGATTTTACCAATGGCAAATACACTCTTGCCGCAGCAAGTATAACATCGAATGCTACAAATGCACCTAATGGAACTGCCACCGCTGACAAGTTAGTTGAAAACACCGCAAACGACCAACACTACATTTTTTTTACATCTCAACAAACCGCATACAACGAAACAAGAATAAGTGTTTATGCAAAAGCGGGAGGTCGTACAAATTTATTAATGTGGGAAAGTGCAATAACAAATGCGCAGTCTTTATTTAATTTGTCAACGGGTGTTGTAACTTCAAGCAGTAATGGTAACGCTGCAAACTTGTCTACAACGGTTGGGCAAATCGAGGATGCGGGTAATGGTTGGTATAGGTGTTCCTTTAATTATAGCACTTCAAGTGGAGGCGGAACAATTCGCTTACAATTATACACTACTACAACATCATACACGGGTGACGGAACAAGTGGAATTTTTATTTGGGGAGTGCAAGAAAACATCGGCTCAACCGCCAAACCCTATTTCCCCACAACCGACCGCTTAAATGTTCCACGCCTAACCTACCAAAATGGTGGGGGCGGGTGTCCGAGTTTGTTGTTGGAGAAGCAGTCAACGAATTTGGCTTTGTATAGTGAGCAGTTTGATGATTCGGTTTGGTCAAAAAACAATATAAGCGTAACGCAAAACGCAACAACAAGCCCCGATGGTACGCAAAACGCGGATAAAATTGTTGAAGATACGGCAACAGGTGGACATAGTGTTTATCAAGCAATTTCCGTAACAAGCGGGGCAGTATATACGCTATCCATATTTGCAAAAGCGGCTGAGCGTAGCCGTGTTTGGGTTGACATTTACGGAGGTTATAACGCAGCAGTATTTGACCTTAATTCAGGTACAGTAATTGCGGTCAGCAGCGGGGTAAGTGCTGTGATGACTTCGTTTGGAAATGGGTGGTGGCGTTGTGTAGTAACCGCAACCGCACCCGACCCAACGGCCTATATTAACATTGGGCCAACAATAGGAAGCACAACAAATAATAGTTATACGGGCAATGGAACAAGCGGTATTTATATTTGGGGCGCACAATTTGAATAATGTTGTATAAATATACCAACGAAATGTAGTATATTTGTACTATGGAAAAATGGAAATTTGTAAACGAAAAATACGAAATAAGTAACACGGGTAAATTGAGAAAAGGTAATTGCATATTGAAAGGATTAGTGGGTAATTGCGGTTATGTGCAATATTCAATGTATTTGGGCAATTATCAGCGCAAATACGAATTGGCGCATAGATTAGTTGCAAAGGCGTTTATTGAGAACCCAGAGAACAAAGCGGAAGTAAACCACAAAGATTGCAACCGATTGAATAATGAAGTTGCAAATTTAGAATGGTGTACCCATAGCGAGAATATCCAACACTCAAGAGCATTGAACCGCTACCCAAAGGAAATAAAAAAGCGTACCATTGAAACACTACAAAAAGACCGTGAGGCAAAACAACACAAAATGAAACCAGTAATTGACGAAATTGGGAATGTATACGAAACTGCAAAATCGGCAGCGTACGCCCACGGATTAAGTTCACACGCCGTGCGTCTTGCAATCAAGAACGGCAACAAGTCAGCAAACAAAAAATGGTCATACTTAAACAACTAAGAAAATGGGAAGTTATGCAACGAGTTATATAGGACCAACAACCTCAGCAAGTGCCACAAGGGTTGCGGATGCTTGTTATAAGACGGGCATTAGTTCGTTATTCGGAACAAATCAAGGGACATTCTTTTTAGATTTTGTTTATATAGGGCAACGCGAATCTTCATCTTCATTCCCATATATTTTTGACATACTTAACGCATCATTAAGTCGATTAGTTATGTATGGAAGTGCAACAAATGTGGGATACGACACCTACGATTTGT